ATATTCTTTATTCCCCTTGCAATCGTTAATATTTACAGGAACGGAATCCAGGGACTGGGATATGGACTGCTCCCGATGATGGCGGGGGTAGCTGAACTGATCGGAAGAGGCGTTGTCGCGGTGATAGCGGCAGGGCAGAAGAGCTATCCGGGGGTGTGTCTTGCCAGTCCTGCAGCATGGGTGCTTGCATCGGTTCTGTTGATTGCTATGTATTATTACATTGTTAAGGTTGACCTCAAAAAAATATTCCCGGACAGGAAATCCGGGAACGATATATAGGAACGCCTTTTAAAAGCTGTAATTTTTAGGCGAAGTCCAATGGCCATACGAACAGCCGGCCATACAGCCATTGTCTTCTTTGTTTTCATGTTTTAAGAATAACAGGGAAATGTGAATCCATTGTGACAATATATGGAAGAAAACTTAAAGAATCTTAAAAGATAATAAACTTGTGAAAGAGCGGTATCAAAGACCACGGTTCAGGTAATATGCATCATATTCTGGGAGGCTTTTGTCCACCGCTCTTTCTCTGTTTCATAGCGCTCTTTCAACCAGTCAACTGCCTGATCCATACCTTCGTCAGAGAGCGGAAAAGTAGCGCTTTCTTTCTCTTCGTCAGGGGTCTGCTCAAAGCACCACGGTTCCGGATATACCCATACTGTAAATGTAGTACTGCTCTTTCCATCATCCCCGTTCATAAAATATCTCATGCCGTGATGGCTGCCGGAGAATGGTTCCTTTTTTAATCCGCCGTATGGTACAAGCCTTTTATCTATCATAATATATCGATTATCCTTTCTCGTGATATCAGATTCTGTAATACCCGGACCGGAACTGTACAGTGACAGCGCCAGCCCGGGATTATTATCTGTCTCAGTGTATTATATCACTGAGCTGCGATTGCTGCAAACTGTGTCGTCACGAGATCATCATATGGTACGCGTCCTTCCAGTTCCCCGGCGCTCTCAAGGATATCCTGGAGAAGATCAAAGCTGCTCTGCTCAAAGATCAGGTTGCTTTTCCATGTGTCCTGCTCGTAATAGCGCGTTACGATTGTAGTGATCGTCTCAAGATCTGTCTCTGGGAACTGCGGTTCTATAATAGAGGCGATTTCATCAGGGGTGTGGACCTGGACATAATCCATCCCTTTCTGGAGGGCATTGGTAAATCCCTGGATGATGTCAGGATTTTCATCGATGTAGCTTTTCTTTGCACTGAAGGCTGTGTAGGGAACATATCCGCTGTCCTCGCCAAGGGAAGCGACTACATAGCCTTCGCCCTCGGATTCAAGTGTTGTGGCTCCTGGTTCAAACTCAACCGTAAAATCTCCCTGACCCTCCGCAAATGCGGCAGCGGTGGATCCAAAGTCAATGTTCTGGTTGATCTCAAGATCTGTCTCAGGATCGATGCCGTTCTCTTTCAGGATATACTCAAATACCATTTCCGGCATACCGCCTTTTCGTCCGCCAAGCACGACATGGCCTTTCAGATCTTCCCATTTGAAGTCCGGCATTTCTTCCCTTGCTACAAGGAAGTTCCCGGCACGCTGGGTGAGCTGTGCGAAGTTGACGACATAGTCTGTGGCGCCTTCGGCATAGGTGTAGATGGAAGCCTCCGATCCCATAAATCCTATGTCTGCTTCGCCGGAGATGACGGCGGTCATTGTTTTGTCTGCGCCAAACGGAGCTCGCAACTTAGGCATAGACAGCTTAAATAAAGTCAACAAAATCAATGGTATAATCCGACTTCAAATGGATCTGCCGGATTGTGTTCCTCCAGAAAGCACGCCGGTTTTCCGGACTGAGAGAGTTGTATATTGACCGACAATCTTTCTGTAGAAGTTCTTTGATGAATGTGTAATCCTGCTCCGGCTCTGGAATAATGGCCGCGAGCTGTCTTTTCTCCTCTTCCAGTGAATCGTATTCATTACTGTAATAATCCCAGTCTATACGTCCTTTCTGGAACAGAATGTTCAGGCGCTCCATTTCTTTGTCGATCTGCTTTTCCGTCCGGGCTTTCGGACGTTCTTTCATTTTTCGCTTTTTAATATCCTCCACGCGAATCTTGTATGCATTAAATTCATGCTCCAGATTATCAAGCAGATAGCTCTCGATCAGATTCTGGCTGAGACGGTGTCTATTCGTACAGATCCGGTCGATCATCGCCCGATTGCATCTGTAATAACAGTAATCCCTCTTTTCCCCCGTTTTCCGATTTACAACTGATTTGCAGCCTGTACCGCATAAGATTTGACCGCATACCGGACATCTGATCATGCTCGAAAAATAATAGATTCTTCCGGATGGCGTTTGCTTCGCATTCCTCTTACTGATCTGTTGCAGTCGAGCCCAACGCTCTTCTGAAACGTAAGCAGGGCAGTATGGAATCCCTCGGTAAGTACCTTTGTAAAACTCACTGGACAGCATTGTCCGAAGCATACTGTAAGAGAATGCAGGATCGTAGTTTCGCTGCATATACCGGAGTGTTGCCTGTTTGGCCTGATGTTTTTCAAAATAATCATAGAATGCATTTACCATCTCTTCCTGTTCCGGATTTTTGACCATACACTTCTTCCCGTCTACGATTCCCACTTTGTATCCCCGGGGCATATTGCAGTCACCGAATATGACTTTCCCCTGCCGGATGGACGCTTCATTTACAAATTTGATACGCTCAGATGTGGTATCCACCTCATTCTGGCCGATCGACAGCACAACATTAAGCTGCAGTCGGCCGTCTCGGGTTTCCATGTTTATTCCCGGTTCTGAAGCAGATATCCAGTACACGCCATATTCATCCAGTATATCTTGGACTTTATAGAAGTCGGACATGTTACGGAACCATCGATCCAGACGCCAGAAGAGGATCACATCGATCTTTCCGACTTTGACATCTTCCAGAAGAGCATGGATTGCCTTGCGCTTCTTCAGCTCCTTTCGCGCGGTTTTCCCTTCATCTGCATAGACTCCGACCGGGATCATTCCGTGATCTTTTGCATAGCGTGCTAGGTATTCTTTCTGCGCTTCAAGGGATTTACCATGCATCATCTGTTCAGAAGTCGAGACACGGATGTAGATTGCGCAGCGCTTGAGTTTTTCAGACATGATATCATCTCCCTTATTCATTTGTATGAAAAATAGATACAAAAATAACAGCCAGACTGTGAACTCATGTTCTGGATTGTCTCGACTGCCCGAAGATGATACAATATTCTCGGAACGTACTGCATCAACCTTCGGGAATGTAGTCATTTGTCGCTCGGTATTACCAGTACCGAGCGGTTTTTATATAACGTAAAAGACCCCGTATTGCTACGAGGTCTTCACATAATAGACTAATGTCTTCTTTGATGCCCCAAGGGCGATATTTAGAAAAGAATTTCTCTTTTCTGTTAGTCTATTATAGTTCATATTATGCTCGTAGTCAATGAAAATATTCAGGATTTCCAAAATACTTTTCTTAAAAAATATATAATTCTTTCATTTTTTCATTGATTTTTTCCATGTTTTCTTCTGACAAAGAAATTCCGGCTAATACTCCTTTTAAATTCCTTGGATCAAAAATACGCATTTTGCTTATTGTGGTAATCTGATTTATAAGAGCAACGCTGCCTTCCTTCATTCGAGAAATTTCAATCCCTATTTTATCAAGGTATTCTTGCTGCTCTTTATTATGGCGACTTTTTTCTTCCCAGGTTAATCGGAGTTTCTTTACACTTTCCAGATGCCCTTTTGCGACAATAAGCTTCTGATCAAATTCGTCTGTTCCCGCTTCGCATTTTTCCAAATCCTGGATGGATTTGTTTGTAAGGGCCATCATCGAGTCAAAGAGAGAAATCGTTTCTTCAACTTCGCGCTGCTCTTCTTTTAATGATTTATCTATGGTATCGTATTTGAGTTTTAATAATCGATAAATGTCATTTCCCAAGTCTACACTATTCGGATGAAGTTCGCGGTTTTCCCGTGCTGATGTAAGCGGAATAACAGTAACAACTGGAGAATTGCGGGCATTTTTGTTATCCAAAACAATTCCATAGTGTAATCCGCCATATTCGCTTCCGATATTAAAACCGAATTGAATTTTAACAATATTCCCACGCTTATATGCTATATTGCGTGCAGGCTCAAATTTTTCTTCAAAATTAATCATGCGAACATAATCTTTTATCCAGTAAGAAAGAAGATGAGCTTTCTTTAAATGCTTTTCAGCGGGATCATTAATAAAAGATTCAAGCATTTTATTTAATGTTTTTATAGCCTCTTTTTTGTTTTGTATGACATCATCTTTTGTAAATTCTTTAGACATCTCTTCCTCTCTTTCCCCGAGAAACACCACTATATAAACGCCGTAGCGGTTATAGCTTAAAAACTATTAAGCCAATTTTGATAATCTTCTTCACTTTCGCCTGTATGCGCCGAAATAGAGCAACGGCAATGTTCGCACATCGGAGGTGCATTTAATCCGGGACGAAGTTGCGAGAGTGGAAAAATTTTGCCATCTAATGCTTTACATTTTGGACAAGAATTTGAACAAGCTATATATTCATAGTGCGAAAATCCATTCTTTTTAATGGAATCTTTTTGGCGTAAAATCTGTTCACAAATCTCTTCTGAATAAATTTTTATAGGAACAAGATGTTTATAATGGCGTATACAAATATCTGGCATAGCACCTTCATATTGGCTCATAGTATCAAAAAATTTTTTATATCTATTTTCTTTCCCCTTTTCGGTTTTCAACTTATCAGCTTTTTGGCAGGTATCATACCACACCCTATCAATAAAAGCATTTATTGTTTCGGCCTTTTGTTCATCTGTATTCATTCTTTCGTATTTTTGAATAAGATTATCCCCTTTGACCTTTACCCGATGGGATGCCTGAGCTTCTGCTAACACAGCGAGCTTTTCCATATATAAATCATATCGACTAAAAAAGGTTTCAGGATTTACAGTATTTTCTATTAACTGAGCGCAGTCGTTTGCTATCTCTAAATCCCTTTGAAGCGTCGCAAGATCAACTGGCTTTTGTCTTTTAAACAAATCAAAAAATCCCATAATTTCCTCTTTCCCTCCGAGAAACACCACTTTTTTATGAATGCGCAGATGATTCAATTTGCTGCACGTCTGCCTTTTCAAAATCCCGCCCTGTAATGTGACGGATCGCATGGTTGATAGCTTTTAATCGTTTACTATCGCATAGATTACTGTTGATGAAGATGGTGAAGGATCCATCTTCGTTTTCAGTTATCGCTTCATTGACAGTCATTCCATCCATGAAGAATACCTGATAATCAAAAGTCATTTTCTCCACGTTCTTTCCTCTTTAATGCCATGAGCATATCATAAGTTGTTTTTAAATCTTCTGGCGAGGCGTCTTTTGCCGCATCGAACAGCACACGAAGGTCTTTGTTTTCAAAAAGGGCCTGCGCCATTTCAGCGGTTTCTTCGTTTAAATAATATTTCTCACCGCCTTCCTTTTCTTCACCTGTCATAAGATATTCTACTGATACACCCAGATAATCGGATATCTTTTGCATCTTATCCTGTTTAGGCGTATATCTTCCGGCTTTCCAATCTGAAAAAGTAGATTTTGTAATTCCTGCTCCTTTGGCTACATCAGAATCCTTTAATTCGCATTTATCTCTTATTTCGCAGTAACGCTCATATGCACTTTTAGCCATAATACTCCTTTCTTTGAAATAATTCGGATTTCTGTACAAAAAGCGCTTGACAAATACAGATAACTGTACTATGATATAGCCATAAAGTTCAGAAATCAGTACGAATTATCCTAACAATATATCCCTAAGGAGATTATAACTGATTTCCGAACTAAAATCAATATTAAGTTCGGAAAGGAGGAAACATATTTTAATGTACAAAAAATATGAGGAACTACGTGATAAAGCCGGAGTAACTGATTATCGGGTATCTATGGATACAGGTATTCCTAAATCTACATTCTCCGAATGGAAATCAGGGAGAAGTAAACCTAAATTAGAAAAACTTGTAAAAATAGCCGACTACTTCGGAGTATCTATCGAGTACTTCCTTGAGTAGGGTAACAGATTAGGTGTCCAATAAACAGGACTCATTTTAGATGAAACACGGACAATCAGGGGCGCATACATTTTAGAGAGGTGGTGCATGTGAATATCGAAAAGATCATGGAAGTGCTGATCAGCCTCCTGGCAGAGCAGGAGGGAGTAACAATTGAATATACGATAGAGAAACCCGCGTAGGCGGGAGAGAGGAGGTGAGAACATGAGTGATATGAGAGAACTGATCCCGGAGCTGGATCTTATATCTGTTGAGTAGACAAGCCTGATGCCGGCTGCTGAGCTGAAACGTGAGCCGGCGTCGATCAGGAAAAAGCGCAACAGGGCGATCCGTGGCATCGAGATTACGGCTGCAGTGTCGTTACTGCTGAATGTGATCCAGTCAGTGATTATCTACATGCTGCAGGCAGGGCCGATCTGAGAGGAGGTGAGAGAGTTGACGGATGAAAAATTCAAGTGGTGGTACGGATGGCTGAAAGAGGACCTTGAAAGATATCCAGGGAGGGATGACGAGATCCCGCGAACCGCGCTTATAGCGGGATTTTTTGACGGGATGCCGCCAGAGACAGTATTTACGGCAGCTCAGATCAGCGAGATACTCGCCCTCAGGAGACCAGAAAAAGAATGAGCGCCCACATGAGCCGGCAAGCTCGGGCACTCAGGTAACTAACCAACTTAATCATAGCACAAGGAGGTGCGAATGTACATAGGAATCGGGCCGGAAAAGGACACGGTGGTCGAGGAAGAACAGGCTTTTGATTACGCTCTGGAGAGATCTCTTCACGGCACGCCGGAAGATCAACGGGAATTTCGCGAGATGTTGGTCGGGTGGTTCTATTCCGGTAACTGGATAAAGGAGGATGATCCGTGCAGCGGGGAGATATGATACATATCTGGCTGATCCGGTATTCTGACGGAACCTCAGAATGCAGTTCCAGGGAATACGAAAATGTGGTAAAGATAGCCGAGGAACATGTTAGAGGAACAGACCTGTCCTATGTGATCATCGAATAGGAGGAATTATGGAGCCATATAAAATATTTGATTTCCCAGATGAGGCGGCCTGGCTGAAGGGGCGAATGAACGGGATCGGCGGCAGTGATGCCAGTGCTATTGTCGGGATGAACCCGTATAAGAGTAATATCGATCTCTTTGAGGAGAAGATTGGTAGGAGAATCCCGGAAGATATCTCGGACAAGCCCTGCGTGATCTATGGGAAGCTGGCAGAGGCTCCAATCCGGGAACTATTTAAGCTGGATTATCCGGAGTATCAGGTAGAGCATCATGAGTTCCGGATCCTGCAGAGCATCCAGTATCCATTTATGCAGGCTTCACTTGACGGAGAACTGACTGATCCAGATGGCCGCCGCGGCATTCTGGAGATTAAGACAACCAATATCCTGCAGTCGATGCAGCGGGAGAAATGGAATGACAGGATCCCGGATAACTACTATATACAGGTCCTGCATTACCTGCTTGTGACAGGTTATGAGTTTGTAGTACTCCGTGCCCATCTGAATACAGACTGGGGCGGAGAAAAACGGACAACGGAAAAGCACTATTTCATAGAGCGATCTGAAGTGAAAGAGGATCTGAATATGTTGCTTCGGGAAGAACAGAAATTTTGGAAGTACGTGGTAAGCGGCAGAAAGCCGCCGCTGATACTTCCGGAAATATAAAAGGAGGAAATGATGGAATTAAAGATTATAAGCCCACAGGAAGGCGGATTTATAAAGGAGATTCGCTGGAATAATGAAGAGCTGAAAGCAGAGATCTCAGAGAAAATGCAGGAATATAAGTCTCTCGCATTTACTGCAGAAACAATTCAGGACGCAAAAAAGGATCGGGCAAAACTGAACAAACTGAGAACCGCCTTTGAGGATGAGTGCAAAAAGGTGAAAAAGCAGTGTATGGAGCCTTATGAGAAGTTTGAAAGACAGGTTAAGGAATTAACTGCTTTGATCGACGAACCGATCCGGCTGATCGATAGCCAGATTAAAGAGGTGGAAGAGAAGTGCCGGAACGACAAGCGCAAAGAGATTGAGAATCTGTTCCGCACTATCGGGTTTCAGCCGTTTGTGACTCTTGAGAAGATCTGGGATGAAAAGTGGCTGAACGCTTCGGTTTCAATGAGCCGGGTCGAAGATCAGATGAAAACGTGCATGTATCAGATCGGAAATGATGTGACGACAATAAATAATCTTCCTGAGTTTAGCTTTGAGGCTATGGAAGTCTATAAGAAGTCGTTGAATCTGACTACAGCGATACAGGAGGGGCAGAGGTTATCCGAAATCCAGAAGCGCAAAGCAGCATATGAAGAGGAACAGAGGAGAAAGGCTGTGGATTGGATGCACTGGGAAGCAAGGCAAAATCTGCAGTGAATTTGTTTATCAGCTCCTTTACAAACGCGAAGGGAAAGGCAAAGTCTGCAGGGAAAGCAATTGGAGACGCGGTAAACTCTGGCGTGAAGTCGGGAACTGATAAGCTGTCGAACACTATTAACTCGGCCATGAATAAATTTAACTCAGGGCTGAATTCCGGGAAAAGCAAGGCGGTTTCTATTGCAAGGAGTACGGGGAACTCGATCATATCTGCATTCAGGTCCGTGCAAGGCAGTGCATATAGCAGCGGTGCCTATATCGGCCAAGGGCTTGCCAACGGTATGCGCTCTGCTCTCGGAACTGTACAAAGTGTAGCGGCGCAACTGGCAGCGGCGGCAGACGCTGCAATCCGTGCGAAAGCGAAAATTCATAGCCCCTCGAAGGTGTCGGAAGAATCCGGAACTTTCTGGGGACAAGGCTGGGTAAATGGTATCCTGTCGAAAGTGCGGGATGCCAAGAGAGCGGCAATTGAATTGATCAGCATTCCCGATGTTTCCATACCTACGTTCAATCTGGCATACAGTACATCAGGTGGAACAATGGATCTGAACGATGATTACGATTACGGCCGTGCCCGGTATATCCGGATCGAAGTGCCTGTAAACCTTGAAGGGCGCGAAATTGCGAAGGCATCCGCTGAATACATGGAAGACGAGCTGGACAGGCGGCAGGTGAGAGACGACAGGAAACACGGCAGAGTATAGGAGACGGTGACAGCATGTACGATTTTATAGATGTAAATGAGGTTCAGGCGGGCAGGAAACTGCCTGCCGAGGCCCTGCAGATAAACGGCGAGTATATCGAAAATATGATAGACGGTTACCGGACCCTGTATGTATCCGGGCGCGAGGCTATGTCGCAGGAACTGGAATCATATGAAGTCGGAGTCAGTGACGGCGCAAAGCTGAAGAGCCGGCGGTATCCGGCAAGGATGATCACGGTCGCTTATCAGCTGATCGCGGGATCAGCCGAGGAATTCCGCGAAAAATATAATCAGCTCGGCGGGCTGCTGAACACGAAAGATGCGGAACTGATCTTTGCGGATGAACCAGACAAGTACTTTACCGGGACTCCGGAGGAGCTTGGAGAAGTGGATCCCGGAAGGAATTCCGTGATCGGTGAGATCAATTTCTACTGTGCGGATCCGTTCAAATATTCGGTCGTGGAGTATGAGGCGGAGCCGTCACTGGATGAAGGGAGCGTCCTGATCGATTACAACGGGACGTACAAATCATATCCGACCTTGGAAGCGTCTTTTTACAGTGAGGACGAGGCGTCGGATGACGGGGAGACTGTGGAGCAGCTTACGGGGAGCGGAGACTGCGGGTATGTTGCGTTCTTTACGGAAGACGAGAAGATCATACAACTTGGGGATCCGGATGAAGCAGATGCAGAGACGGCATACAAGAAGTCCCAGACGCTGATCAATCAGAAGTTCATGTCTTCGTCTGCGTGGGGGAGTGCGGCGAAAGCTCTGTGGACAGCGAACGGCGGGAATGTACTGCCGGAGGGGATTGTCCAGACCGGGAGCATGGCGATGAAGGTGGCGTCTTACGCGGTGCCTGCGAACCCGAAATCGACATCCGGGACCTTGTTGAACAACAAGCAGACAAGCCAGAGCGCTCCTAAGTTCTATTATACGGTCAAAGCGAAAACATCGGGAAGAACGGCGAGCACGGTCAAAGTGACCGTGACGATCACCGCGTCCCTTAAGACGTCGTCATCGTATTTTGGGAACGGATACGGGCTGAAAGCGAGTATCTACATGGGTGGATCGTGGCACGACGTCACGCTTAAGAAGACATCGGCGCACTGGCGTGGGAAGACGGGGCATACAGTAAACCTGTCGTTTACGGTGAGCGGACTTTCAGCGGGGACGAAGAGCCTGACAGGGATCAAGTTCAAGGTGTCCCGGACAGATTCCTATGGATCGGCCGGAATCCTGGGCGAAACTGCATGCTCGAACCTGGCGATCAGCGATTATGTTGCAGATGTACCGGAGACATATTATCTGGCCCCATCCGGTTACGGATCGGCGAACGGAAAGTACCACGGTCCCAGTATTTCAAGAACAATAGGCGCTGATGCATCCGGGGAAGCAGGAGCTGCGAACTTTTCACTTACCTATAAACAGAAGATGTGCATCGGGAATGGAAGCAGTGATTCAAAACAGTTGGGGGCGTTCCAGGCGCAGGTATCAGACAGCGCAGGGAATGTTATCGCCGGTGTTCGGATCCGGAAAAGCACTTCCGGAAAGTCGGCGAGTGTTGACTATTATGTAAACGGGAAGATGGTCAAGACAGGAAGTGTGGATCTGTCGTATAACAACAAGAGTTTTGGCTCGAAAGAGTCATCTGTTAAGACATCCACGATCCAAAAGGTCGGAAACAAGATCACGTTCAATATTGGCGGCACGGCAAACACATTTACTGACGATGACATCCAGGATGTGAAAGCTGCGAAGATCACATTTATGCTCGAGCAGTATTCCACGTCGGCGGCTCTGTCCTATAACGGACTGTATTGGGCGAAATTCGTTAAGAATAACTGCAATACCTTGCGGGATATCCCGAACAAATTCAGCGCGGACGATGTGGTCGAAGCAGACTGTAAAACGGCTACTGTCCGTCTGAACGGGGTAGAGACACCAACACTCGGCGCCCTGGGGAATGACTGGGAAGATTTTGTCCTGACTCCGGGACTGAACCAGATCGGACTTGCATATTCGGAATGGGTCGATCCGGCACACGCGCCGCAGTTTAAGGTGAGATACCGGGAGGTGTTCCTGTGATACTTTATTTTGCAGACCGGAAATTTAATATACTCGGACAGGCGAGCACGAGGCTCCCGGACGGGATCCTGGTAAAAGACGACCTGAAGACCGAGGAGATAGAGACCGGCGTCGCAGTGTTCGACGGCTACGTGCAGTATACAGCAGAAAACAGGAAGCAGGTCGAATCCTGCGCGGCTGTCGGGAATTATATACTCCGGAAGAACGGCGATGAATGTGAGTTTTATACAATCATCGAGTCAGAAGCAAATACCAAGAATCAGGAAGTATATGTCTACGCGGAAGATGCGGGCCTGGATCTCCTGAACGAAGTGGTCGGAGCATACGAGGCTGATAAGGCATATCCGATCAGCACGTATGTTGATAAATTCGCATATGATTCAGGATTCGAGATCGGTATCAACGAGGCTGCGTCTCTGTCAAGGAAATTGAGCTGGGACGGCGAATCGACAGTAACGGAGCGGCTGCAGAGCGTGGCGACGCAGTTTGATTGTGAGATCTCTTACAGTTTTGACGTCAAGGGGCTTGAGGTAACGCATAAGTATATCAATATCTACAAAAAGCGCGGCAAGGATCTCGGGATCCAGCTGCGCTTGAATTATGATATCGATAATATCGTTACAAAGAAATCGATCGCGAATCTGGCAACCGGCCTTGAGGTGACCGGCGGCACTCCGGAAGATGCGGAAGACCCGATCACCCTGAAAGGCTATAAGTATGACGACGGAGACTTCTTTGTTTCCGGAACACGGCTGTATTCCAGAAAAGCCAACCAGAAATGGAGCCGGTATATCTGGAATAAAGAACCGAATAAGCTGAATGACAACAGCGGGTATATCGTAAAGACGTACAGCTATGATACAACTTCGCAATCCGAGCTGTGCTCGCGCGCGGTCACGGAATTGAAGAAACTTTGTGACATCGAGGTGAACTACGAAGTTGAGATCGCGAAGCTGCCAGACAATGTCCGGATCGGCGACAGGGTGGATATCGTCGACGATGCCGGTGAGCTGTATGCTTCCGCGCGGGTACTGAAACTGGAGTCGTCCGCGTGGAACGATAAGAATGAAGCGACGCTCGGAGAGTTTCTGATCAAGCCGGCAGGTATATCGCAGAAAGTGTTGGAGCTTGCGGAGCAGTTTGCGAAGACGTCGTTATCTGCTGAGAGGGCAGAGAAGATTGCCGAGACCGCAAAGCAGACCGCGGATACCGCGCAGGAAGCAGCAGATGGCGCCGTGGAGGATGCAGAAGAAGCTCAACATGCCGCGGAAGAAGCTCAGCAGGCTGCGGATACTGCACAGATATCGGCGGAGGCCGCACAGCAGGCTGCAGATGCTGCCCAGAGTGCAGTCGTAACCGTAGAAGAGAGTGTGCAGGGGCTTCAGGAGACAGTGGACAATGCGCAGGCGGCGGCAGGCCAGGCGTATCAGGCAGCAGAGACAGCCGGGCAGAAAGCAGATCAGGCTGCCCAGTCGGCTGCGGATGCGGCAGATGATGCAGCCGAAGCGAAAGAGGAAGCCGCGGCTGCACAGGCAACGGCAGAATCGGCAGTAACGAATGCAGATGCAGCGAAAAGTACAGCGGCCGCGGCAGTGGCAGAAGCCGGGGAAGCGAAGACTACCGCAGAGGCGGCGAAGCAGGACGCCCAGACCGCGCAGAATGAAATCGATGCGCTGGGGGAGAACCTGACAACGCTTTCCAATACGATGCAGGCCGAATATGCAAGAAAATCTGATCTGACAGAAGCAGAAGCAGCTCTCCAGACACAGATTGAGCAGAACGCCGCGCAGATCAGCAGTACTGCCTCAAAGGTAGAGACGATAGACGAGACAGCGAACAATGCCGCGGATCAGGCGGCCGCTGCACAAAGTACGGCAAGTTCCGCGCAGGAAAAAGCAGATCAGGCAAGTGCGGACGCGGCTGCTGCACAGACGGCGGCAGATCATGCGGCTCTTGCTGCCCAAAATGCGCAGGGCGAGGCTGACACAGCAAAAGAGGCCGCCCAGACGGCACAGGATGTAGCGGATAAAGCGAAGAACGATCTGGAAGCGGCGAAAGCGGATCTTGCAACAGTGCAGTCCCGCGTGGATGCCACAGAAGAGGAGATCGCAGCAGCGCAGGAGGCTGTGGATACAGCACAGGCCGCAGCAGACAAAGCACAGGCAGACGCTGAAGCTGCTGTGAATTCTGCAGCAACCGCCCAGACAAAAGCTGACAATGCTGCCACTGCAGCACAGGAAGCGCAGACAGCGGCTAATGATGCGGCGTCAAAGGCAAATGCGGCGCAGAAAGTAGCAGACGAGGCAAAAGGGGATGCCCAGGCCGCCCAGGAACTGGCACAGGCGGCGCAGGATGTGGCAAATGCCGCCCAGAACACGGCAAATACAGCGAAAACGAATGCGGCAGCGGCGCAGGCCGCAGCAGATACGGCTGCCCAGACAGCGGCGCAGGCACAACAGGCCGCCGATGATGCTGATGCAAAAGCAGCACAGGCAGCAGAGGATCTCGCAGAAGCACAGCAGAACCTTGCAGATGTCACATCAAGAGTGGGTGCGACAGAAGAGGAGGTGGCGGCCGCACAGGCGGCAGTAACAGCAGCTCAGGAGGCCGCGGATCAGGCCGCGAAAGAAGCCGCAAACGCACAGAGTGCGGCGGATACGGCAAAAAGTAATGCAGAAACGGCGCAGAAGACTGCAGACGCTGCGAATACTGCGGCTCAGGAAGCCCAGACTGCGGCGGATAACGCTCAGGCGGCGGCAGACCAGGCGCAGGAGGCAGTTGACGCGTTGGCGGTAAGGGTTACCAATGCGGAGACGAAAATCACGCAGAACGCAGAAGCGATTGCCCTTGCAGCAACCAAAACGGAAGTCGAGGAGACTCTTGGCGGATATTATACGAAGGAGCAGACGGATGCGGCAATCCAGTTGGAAGCGGAAGGAATAACATCTACTGTCAGCGCTGTGAAGGAGACAGCGGAAAATGCACAGACATCTGCTGACGGGGCGTATGATCTAGCGGCAGAGAATGAATCCCAGATATCCGAGACGAGATCAGAAGTCGAACAGCTTTCCGACGCGTTATCGACGTTGATTGTTGGAGAAAACGGCGAAACAATGATGGAGCAGACAGATGTCGGATGGCAGTTCAATATGAGTTCTGTGTTATCCCGACTCGAAACCGCCCGTGATGAACTGGACAAGCAAAGAGATGATATCGAAGGTATTGATGCGACTATTTCAAATCTGGATTCTCTTGTTGATGATATCACGAAAAAAACTGCATATGTCACAATGTCTACAGATGATAAGGGAAACCCGTGTATCGAACTGGGAAAGCAGGATAGCCCTTTCAAGCTTCGGATCACAAATGAGTCGATTGATTTTGTACAGGACGGAGTTAAAATCGCATACATTACAAACCGGCAGTTTTATAATCAGAGCTCCGTCGTGACAGATGAAATGAAAGTGGGCGCAGGATCAGGTTTTATATGGAAAAAACGTCAAAACGGCAACATGGGGTTGCGATGGACAGAAGGGAATTGATTAAATGGCAAAAATATACGGCAATACAGTTGGCACAGCGAACTCTAAATTTAGGGTTGTCTGTGAATATTCCTATGCTGATCAGAATAATGGTTACTATAAAGTCAGTTATAAATTTTACGTTCAGGTAACAACTGGAAACTTTTATGGTTCAAATCTGACATCATCCTGGGGAAAAACGTTCAGTATCAACGGAACCGGAACCTATGGTACTTCCAGTACATATACCAAGAACGTGGCGTACGGAGCCAAATTTACGCTTGGATCGACCGCTTCTGCTCAGTACACGGCGTCACAGACATATAAATCCCAGATCAGCGGTTCAACTGCAATCTGCACCATACCAACTAAGACATATACGATCACATATAACGCAAATGGCGGATCTGGCGCGCCCGGTAAGCAGACGAAAACATATGGGAAAACATTAAAACTGTCTACGACAAAACCAACCCGGACGGGATATACGTTTCAAGGGTGGGGGACATCAGCGACCGGAAGTGTCGTGTATGCAGCTGGCGCGAATTATACGGCAAATGCTTCAGACACCCTGTACGCAATATGGAAAGCCAATACATATACGGTTAAGTATGATGCAAACGGCGGCACTGGCGCTCCTGCGAATCAGACGAAAACTTATGGTGTGACGCTCAAATTATCCACTGCGAAGCCGACGCGGACAAACTATAACTTCCTTGGTTGGGGAACTTCCGCAGCATCGACTACGGTAGCGTATGCTCCAGGCGCGGACTATACAGGAAATTCAGCAATCACGTTATATGCGATATGGGAGCTTGCGTACTCTGAGCCGATCGTTACAGGGCTTGCAGCAGACAGATGCACTGCATCCGGAACGCTTGCGGAGGACGGCCAGTATGCAAAAGTCGTATTTAACTGGCAGATAGATGCAGTAAACAGCGGTGGGCTCGCGAGCGTAGTAATACAGTGGAAAAGACCAACCGATACGGGGTGGAGTTCAGTGACAGCAGTATCCGGGGGTGCAGCTACGAGCGGCACGGTGAGCAAAGTTGTTGGAAACAATGCATTAGATACGGAATACGATTATGATATTCAGATTGTCGTCACAGACGCAAAGGGAAATGCAACTTACTCGATCGTACTGCCCGCGATGAAATATATCATAGACTTTCTTTCAGGGGGGAATGGAGTTAGGATTGGCGGACCGGCAAGCCGGATCGGGTTCAGGGATCAGTTCAATACGGTATTCTCTAACGGCTGCGCAAATGTGAATTTCACGGCGGAAGATATCCTGGATCCGAACACAACTCTGGAAAGCCTTATCATGACAAATGTGAATACACCCAACACGGGCTATATGTATATTCACACGATGTTTTATGAAGAAAAATCGGTAGGCGCAAACAGAGCACAGTGTGCTATTCCGTATAACAGCAACGGATCGATATACCATCGATATTATTATAATGGTGCATGGAGTACATGGAAAAGACATGTAAACCAGGATGATACACAGGAACTATTGTGGGAAGGCGTGCTTTATATGAACGCGACCCAGTCGATCAAGTTGCCGAAATCATGGCTTGATTTTCCAAACGGAATAGTTCTCATGTGGAGTGCCTATGAGGATGGGCAGGCATATGATTATCAGTGGAACACTAATTTTCTTCCAAAACAGCAATTAGACCAAAATAGAGGTGGATATTCTTTTCTTCTTGTCGGTACAAATAACTGGCTTGGATGGAAATATTTATATTTTGAGAGTGACAACGTTACTATAAGTGGGAATGAAAATAATTCAACAAGTAATATTTCAGGTGCGGGTGCAACTTGGAATAATAACCATTTTGTTTTGAGAAGAGTTTATGGCGTATAGTATTCATTTTTCATATTGGAGGAAATTAAATGTTCAAATTTGAAAACGGAGCAATTTTAGCTCTAAGTGAAGAAGAGGAAGCTGCGGTGATGGCTGCGTACGAAGATTATCAAAAACAGAAAAACAAACAGCCAATGACTCAGAATGAGGTGTTTATGCTCTTGACGCAGCAGCTTACAGCACAGCACAGCACAGCACAGCACAGCACAGCACAGCACAGCACAGCACAGCACAGCACAGCACAGCACAGCACAGCACAGCACAGCACAGCACAGCACAGCACAGCACAGCACAGCACAGCACACAGAATTGTAACCTGACCGGAATAACCTGTCGAGTCCCGGAGGTGATGTTATGTCACTTCTAAGGCGACGGGCAATGATGGAGAGTAGCGGAGGTGAAGAAATGAAAGAATGGAAGTTAATAGGAACAAAAACTTTTTCAGAAGAGGATCTCGGAACATCAAAATTTGATTTTGACTGCAATGGGTGTACAGAGTTCTTTATTTGTGACGATAATCTGCTATCTAATCAAACTATGGGATACAGCATCCAAATAAATGACGCATATATGAGCGTGAATCATAATGTGAAACAAGAAAGCGGGATAAGGCACAGAGAAATTTCACTTGAACATAAGGGAAACCGATGGTGCGAAAACTGTGTATCATTTGATTATGAAACGTTAGCATTTACAAACCCGCAAACAGTTATGGGGGAGAAAAATACTGGTATAGGTGTGGCAAATAAAATATCTATTACACAGAGTAAAATTCAAGATTATCAGATTTACAGCGGAACGATAGAAATATGGGGGAGATAAAACAGGAGGCGTTATGTTAGCAAAGTTAATTGATGGAGCACTCAGTTACGCTCCGAGGAAAATAATCATAGACGGAAAGACGATATTCAACCCAGGTGATGATGTACTCCGGGGACAGGGATACAAGGACGTAGAAACATCCGAAGCTCCTGCGGTATCCACCCAGACCCAGCAGGCAGTCCCCAGCTGGACAGAGCAGGAAAATAAGATTGTCCAGTCGTGGGAACTGAAACCAGCACAGCCAGATCCGACAGTCGCCCTGCAGGAAATTCAGACGCAGGCGGTGCTTGCGCAGATCGCAGAAAGCGATGATAAGACGCTGGGGATTCAGTGTATGGCGCTGTTCCCAGTGTGGAAGCGTGGAAACTATGTTGTTGGTGATGTGCGGACCGATCCTGATACTGGATATCCGTACGAATGTATTGTCGCACATGATAGTATCACAAATACCGGAGACGATTGGACAATTAAAAACCGGGCCCTTTGGTCGGCGTGGCATTCCCGTAAAAAAGAGTATGCACTTCCGTGGGAGAAACCGGAAACGGGGACATCTGGAATATATCACGTTGGTGAGTATATGATCTGGACGGACGGAACAGTTAAAAAGTGTCTGAGGGATACCAATTTCAGCCCGGAGGAATACCCGGCTGACTGGGAGGACGCATAAAGGCAGGTGAGAATATGGGCATCAGAGACAGACCGTAACCGGTCTTATTTTTATGCATAAAATAGTATGGAGGTAGAACCCGTGTACATAAGCATAGGGACAATTATCACGGCAGGCAGCCTGATCGGTGCGCTGGGAGTGATCGGAGGAGTGCTGATCGCGGCGTATAAATTCTTCAAAAAGCCGGAAGAACTTGAGGAGAAGACCGAAAAGATACGCAAAACCCATGAAGAGGATATCCGGAAGATTAATGAAGAACAGTGTCTGATCACCTACGGGCTTCTCGCCTGCCTGAAAGGACTCAAGGAACAGGGCTGTAATGGTCCGGTGACAGAAGCAATTAATAAGATTGAAAAGCACCTGAATAAACAGGCGCATGATATGGAGGAATGACTATGGAACAGATTATGAACTATGTAAAACCGGAACTGATTGTTGTTGCAGTTGTGCTGTATTTTGTCGGAGTCGGCCTGAAAAAGGCTCAGGCTATACCGGATAAGTACATCCCGATTATTCTGGGGGCAGCCGGTATTGTGATCTGCGCTGTCTGGGTGGTTGCCACCTGCCCGCTTGATTCCGGTCAGAATATCGCAATGGCGATATTTACAGCGATTGTACAGGGAATATTAGTGGCCGGGTTAAGCACATATGTGAATCAGATCATTAAGCAGGTTCAGAAAACAGAGTAGATCAAAGGGCGGGCAACCGTCCTGTTTGTGTTGCGACGTCGCAACGGAAAGGAGTAGAATATGGCACACATTTTTATTATTGCAGGACATGGAGACGGAGATCCGGGAGCATCCGGAAACGGGTACAAGGAATATGAAAGAGTCAGGGCCCTTGCAAAGAAGATAAAAGCGTACGGCGGCGACAATGTTACAGTCGGGGATACGAGCCGGGACTGGTATAAGGATAACCTGATCAGCTCCCTGAACATCTCAAAAGACTGGCAGATTGTAGAGCTGCATATGGACGGGGCGTCCGCATCCTCTGCCCGCGGCGGCCACGTTATCATTAATTCCACATATGATCCGGACAAATATGACAAAGCACTGGCGGAATTTATTTCTGATATTCTTCCGGGCAGAGCAAGTACAATTGTAAAACGCAGTGATCTGGCAAACCCGAAACGGGCCGCCGCAAAAGGATATCCCTACCGCCTGCTTGAATGCGGATTCATCACCAATGCACAGGATGTTAAGATATTTAACGGACAGATGGACGACATTGCAAAAGGGATCCTGAGTATATTTGGTATTAAAGCATCCGGATCGGAAAGTGCGTCCAAGCCGGATGAATCCAAATCGGCAGCAAGTACCGGTAAAAAATCTACAGATACGATCGCAAAAGAGGTTATTGCAGGCAAGTGGGGGAATGGCGATGACCGGAAGAAAAAGCTTGAGGCGGCCGGATATAACTATAATACAATCCAGAACAGGGTCAATGAGATGCTCGGCGTGAAATCTTCCGGAACAGCAAAGAAGACCCTGAAAGTCGGGATGAAAGCGAAACCGAAGACGGCTGTTTCGTATGACGGCGTGAAGCTGATCTCGTCTGTTACGAAAAAATATTACAAGGTGATCGAGATCAAGGGATCCCGTGTGGTTCTGGGAGACAGCCTGAACACTGCCTTCAATATCAGTAATCTGACGTATTAATAATTTACCCCGGAGCCATCAACTCCGGGGTGGAAAATTGTATCATCTCGTTGTATAATTTGACGAAAAATCGTTGTGCAAAATGCAAGAAATAAAATGTTTCTATGCAACGCAAATACGCGGTTTTTTGAGGGCGTCTATGCCTAACATGTTATCCCCAAACCCGCATACGAGTTCGAGGTCAATTCCTTCCTCCTCAAAATAACCTTCTTCGATCGCTACATACATAGGTGCGTAGAAGATTGAGTGAGCAACTTCATTTAGTGTGACCGGAGTCAGTTCCGGTTCTTCTGCCTGTTCTGCTGTATTCTTCTCTGTGGCATCCTCTTCCGATACAGGAGATTCTGTCTCTGTTTTCTGTGAGCATCCGGCAAACAGGCAGAGACAGAGGACAACAGCGGTCAGACATGCAATAATGCGCTTTTTCATAATTCCTCCGCGATAAATATTTAATAAATTCCTTACAATATATGTGGAAAAATCAGAAAACGTGCGCGGTCACCGGAAATGCAAAAGGGTATATTCCAAGTTTGTGACCAGTGGGAAAAGCTCGTAGGATCCCTGGATTTGACCTGCCGCCTTTACAAAAAAAGATGCCGCAGTCCTGCGGCATCCTGGTTTGTTATATTCCGTACCGATATTCAGTTATGTGCTTATTCGTCGTAATCATCATCTGCATAGTCATCTTCAAAAGCATCATCATAATCGTCTTCATCATCATAACCGCCTCCACGGGAAGTGATAGCGAGAATGAGAGAAATAACGGCTAATACAGCGGCTGCAATCGCTGCTATGAGCAGCTGCAGATCATCTCCTCTCTGGATAAATGCAAATACCGCAGCACCCAGATAGAATATCATCGGAAGAATGAACGCGAGTACCGTGTTTTTCTTCTGCATGATGAAGTAGAGCAGGGCGGATACGAGCATGCAGAGCGCAAGTATCACAAATGTCATGCCGGAAGATACGGCCCCACCCTCTGTTGTATCAGCGAGACCGGTTACAAATCCTCTGTAAATGAGGTAACCGAATGCTGCAAGGGAAAGTATACCAAGGATAATACGCATTGGACGGAATCTGGGTACATCATCGTAATATTCGTCATCATCATATTCATCGACTTCTGCTTCATATTTCTTATTCTGTGTGTTCCTTCTGATTTCGCTCGTCTCATCCTCTAACTGTTTCTTTTTCTTCTTTACGGCTTTCTTATCTATCGTACCGGTTTCCAGCATATCCCCATAGCTCTTGCGGGCTGCTTTTTCACGTTTAGTCCGTACTTTTTCCGGCGGAATATTGCTGTAACGTTTTTCCTCTGCCGGTTCAGAATCTTCTGTACGTCTTTTCTTAACAGGCTTTTTCGCGGGCTTGTCGGAATCTTCTGCATCAGGTCTCGGACGCCGTTTTGGAGCTGGTTTTCTTACCTGTTCTTCTTCCTTACCTGTCGATTTTTTAACAGCGGCTTCCTGCTTCGAAGCGGGTTTTCTGGACGGAGCACTCTTCTTCGGGGCTGCTTTTTTTACGGTCCCCTCCTTCTCCAAAACTGCCTTTTTATCAGGCGTTTCCGCTTTTGGAGCTGGTTTTTTTACCGGTGTTTCGTGCGTCTGTGCCCGTTCCTTTACAGGAGCATCTTTGTTTTCGGAAGCTGCCTGTGCAGCTTTTTTTGCAGCGGCACGTTTTGCACGCTGCTTATCGAGATTCCATTGCTTTTTACAGTCGCGGCAGATGGCATATTCGTTAAAGATCGGATCACCGTTTTCATTGGTGCCAATCTGTTTGTTCCGCAATTCGAGCTCTTTTCCACATATTGGACACTTCATAAATCTATACTCCTCTCTTTTGTTGAACAGAATTTACAACAAAATCATTATAACATCAAGAGAGGTTAAGAACAATGAAAAAATGCAATATATGACCTGTTTTGTCGAATTATTTCTCCGAATCCGGGTGTGATTTTGATGGCTTCGGGCGCGATTTTGACGACGGGAGAAACTGGCAGATGTCATTGTACGACTTGAGTTCTGCTTCATTTTGCGGAAGTGACGGTATCAGTCCCGTGTAATCCGTGGAAGACGCCGCATTGGAAAGGTAGTCGTAATCATCGATAAGTTTTTCCTGATTTTTCTTATTATTTTTCAT